ACTATATTATTAAAATCTATAAAGTCACCTTACGAAACAATATTAGACAACGCTGGTATAGATAACTATACGCCATTACACGAAGGCAACGGTATTGATGTAATTACTGGTCAAGATGTAGATATGGTATATACAGGTATTATAGATCCAGTTCTTGTTACTAAAACAGCTCTTAAAAATGCAGTAAGTGTTGTTTCAACTATTATATCTGCAGATTGTGTAATTTCAAACATACGAGCAGATGAGGGCAGTTAACGATTACATACTAATAGAAAAAATAAAACAAGCTGAAAGAAAAGTAAATGGCTTGTTATTAACAGAAGATCTTGATAAAGAAGTTAGATATGCTAGAGCTAAAGTTATATCAATAGGTAGTTTAGTTCAAGGTATAAATGAAAAAGAAATAGTTTGTTACGATAAACACGCTGGATCAGGTATTGAATGGAAAGATAAACTATACCATGTTATACGAATGAGAGATGTTGTGTTTGTTGAATGAGATTATCAGCACAAGACTTAAGAGAATTAAATTTATTTAAATATTACAGATTGGTTAGAAAATGGGCTTGTAAAACCTATGGTCTAACCGATGCTGATTTAGAGCTATTGATATACCTTGATTGTAAAGGTAGGTTTACCCGTAATGATTTTATAGATGGTACATACACCATGAGTTGGGATAAAAATCGTTGGGAAAAACTTAGAAGAAACGAATGGATAGAAGTTTGGAGACATAGAAATAGAACAACGATAAAATATTCTGTATTTAAAACATCGTTTAAATGTTCCCAGCTTATAAGTAGAATATATAGAATAATATTAGGAGAAGAAGATTTACCAACATCAGAAAGAAGTAAATTTTTTAATAACAAGTCATATACAGATAAAGTTTACAATAAAGCTATAGATGATATGATTAAAGATAAAGACAGATAATGGGATTTAAACTAGGAGGAGAAAAAAGAAAAACAAGAACGCCAGATAATAGCGTACCTATTTATAGAAAAAACCTTGATAAAGGTGTTTTAGGTGAAGCTAATATGGATGGTACTATTTTTGTTGATAAAAGTTTAAAACCAGGTAGTGCTAAATATAAAGAGGTAGTTAGCCATGAAATGGTACACGCTAAAGAAATGAAAGAAGGCAAGTTGTCTTACGGTGATGATTGGATTAAATATAATAGCAAAACTTACCCTAGAAAAAACGGTAAAATAAAGTATAATGGCAAGTGGATAGAAGAAGGTAGTAAATCATTTCCTTGGGAAAAATCTGCTTATAAAAAACAATAACATGGCATTTAAAATGAAAGGTTCTACTTTTTACGGTAGCCCAATGAAAAACAAAGGTAAAACACTAGTAGCTGAAAATACTAGCGAAATAAAAAAAGATAAAAAAGGTGAAGATTACGCTTTAATCAGGAACAATAGCGTAAGCTTTGCAGCAGGTGATACTATAAGACCTGGTAATGCGCCTAGAGTTGAAGGTGGTAAATACATAATGGGTGGTGATTATAAAACTAAGAAAACAGGAAAAAAGAATTATAAAATAACAGGAGATATTCCACCAAAAAAAGGAGAATAAAATATGCTAAGTAAAATATTCTCAGCTGGAGCAGGTGATCTAATTAAAAAAGTTGGTGGTGTAATAGACAACTTACATACATCGGACGAGGAAAAAGCCGCAGCTGAAAAATCAATAAAAGACATGATATTAGGTTACGAAGCTGAAATGCAAAAGCAAGTAACTGAAAGATGGAAATTAGACATGAACTCTGATTCATGGTTAAGTAAAAATATAAGACCATTAGTGTTGGTATTTTTAGTAGTAAGTACAGTGTTGCTAGTGTTTATAGATGCTGGCGCAATAAGTTTTGATGTAAAAGACTCATACGTAGATCTTTTACAGTTAGTGTTGATAACTGTGATCGGTGCTTATTTTGGCGGACGATCTCTTGAAAAAGTAAAAAAGTAAATGGCTAGAATATCCACTTATTCTATAGACCCAGTTTTAAACAACTTGGACAAGCTTCATGGTTCTGACGAAAACGATGTTACAAGAAATTTTCGTTTAGGAGGTACTGGTGGTGGTTCGCCTGGTGGTGGTACTAGTAACACTTTTATAACTAATAATAATCTTACTTTACAAAACAACACTTTAGTAAATTACATAACAGAATGTGATCCTAGAGCTTTAGCTTTTTTGTTTCATAACAATGGACTTCATGCTAGTGGATCTGATTACAAGGGTGGCACAATAAACGTATCAACAAATTTAGGTAATTTTCCTTTCTCAAGCGTTACAACATTAAAGTTTAGCAAATTTCCTTTTGCAACTCACCTTAACCATTCTTCACCAAACACTGCACAAAATATTTTAGCTGAACACAATGGTTTAAAAGTTATAATATATTATATTGAAAATCCTGATATATATGGTATATTTAACGTAACTAGCTTTGTTCAAGATTCTAGCAATACAAACTTTTACGATATGGGTTTAACACACATATCTAGTAACGGCAACTTATGTTGCACACCATTACCAGATCTATATATAATAGAACCTTGGGCTCAAGATGGTGATAAACATTATACCCACGTTCAAAATTCAGCTTCGAGTACTTGGACAATAAACCATAACTTAGGTAAAATACCTGCTGTTCAGGCTTTTACTGGTAACATACCGAACGGTCGACAGTTTGAAGCTGACGTAGAACATATAAACACAAATCAATGTAAGATATACTTGAGCGCTGATAACTCTGGGTATGTTTACTGTAACTAAATAATAAAAACAAATCATGAAATTTTTAAATCATTTAAACATTAATGAGCATGAATTAAGATCTGCAAAACTTTACAGAGCTTCTTCAGGCACATATACACCAGCAGTTAGTTCAGCTGGTAACGTTATACTTGATACATCAGCAGGCATACCTAAGTGGTGGGACGGTAGCGCATGGAGAGACTTCTCTTTTGGCACTACCGGTACTATGAATTGGAATATACAATCTGACGGTGGATCAAACATACAAGTAGATCAAGGAGATACATTAGATCTAACTGGTGGAAATAAAATAACAACTGCAACTTCTGGAAGTGCTTCAGCTCCTGTTGTAACTATTAATCACGATACTCAATCACAATCAAACACAACTGCAAGTGCTGAGACAATATACGACACTTCTACTTGGACAACTGTTTCTGGTGTATCAGTAGATGCTTATGGTCACGTAACTGGAGTTGAAACTACTGCACATACTTTAGACGTAACAGCTTATACTATAGATGTTGAGGATCTAACTGTTGGTAGTTTTTCTGGCGAAGTACAAGTAAAGCTTATTGGTGCAACACCAAACTCTTTATCATCTTTTATAGTTGAAGGTGGTACAGGTATTGACGTAGATGTCAATGGTAGTGGTAATCTAGAAATTACAAATACTGTAACTAACACCAATACTACATTTACATTACCTACAACTAACGGTGCTAATCCTGATCTTGTTTTAACAGCAAGCACTGGTGGTACTGATATAGTTAACATGAATGGTACAGCTAACGAAGTAGAAGTAACTGGTTCTGGTACTAATACACTAACATTTGGTTTACCAGATGATGTAACAATTGGTAACGACTTAACTGTTACTACTGATTTAGCTGTTGGTGGTAGTGCTGTAATAACTGGTAACTTAACTGTAAACGGTACAACTACATCTGTTAATTCAAACACTGTTAATATTGGTGATAATACTATAGTGTTAAACTCTGATGAAACAGGTACACCTTCTCAAAACGCTGGTATTGAAATTGAAAGAGGTACAGCAACAAACGTTAACTTACTATGGAACGAAAGTACAGATAAATGGACTGTTAGTGATGGTTCAAACTCTTATAATATAATACAAGATCTTTATAAGAACTTTGCTACAGACTCTGGTACTGCTACTGCAAACAGTGTTACAGATACACTAACTTTAGCAGGTTCTGGTGGAATATCAACATCTAGATCTGGTGATACTATAACAATAACTGCAGCTGGTAGTCTTGGTCAGCAAAATTTATATGCAACTTTCATAGGTGATTCTGGTACAACAACAGCTAACTCTGCTACAGACACTTTAGATATTGAAGGTGGTACTGGTATTACTACAACCGCTAGTACAGATAAAGTTACAGTTGCGTTTGATGCTGACAACTCTGGATTAAACATATTTAAAAACGTAAGACCTAGAAACACTAATAACGCTGGTACTGTTAGTAATGGAACTTCTGCTGTAGCTGACGCTATTACAGATACATTAGATATAAAATCGCTTGATGAATCTATAGTGTTAGCTGGTGGCGATGACTTTATATCTATAAAAGGTGCTGTTAAAACAGTAGCTGTAAATATTGATGTTAGTTCTTTGAGTTCAGAAAAACAAGCACATATTAACCACGGTTTTGGTACTAAAGACTTAATAGTACAGTTATGGCAAACAACTGCTAGTGGTAAAAATGAAAACGTTATGGCTTCAATACAAACTATTAACAGTTCTGGTAACGCAAGTACAAATGACATTACTATAACATTTGATTATGTTGGTACATCTACTGATATTTCAGATGGTGATGCTGATATAAGATGTATTATAATGGCTGTTAACCACGCGACTGCCGCTGGAGCAACAGTAACTTATTCATAGTAAATGATAATTAAAATAGAATATAATAAAATAGACGGTACGCTAAACTTAACAAAAGATGAAGAGATAGTTGCTGTTATTAATAACGATACAGTTATTGATGACAGTGACACTCTGTCTTTTGAAATATCATTAGATGTTTCTCAGTACCAAGAACAATTTAACGAATTAATAGATGGCGACAATAACTAGCACACAAACGGGTAATTGGCATGACACTAGCACTTGGGTTGGTGGATCTGTTCCTGTAGCTGATGATTTAGTTGTTATTGCACACGGTCATAAAGTTACAGTAAGTACAAACATACAATCTGCTAAAACCGGTGATATTACTATTGACGGTAACTTACACTTTGCTAGTGGTGGTAAAATGCACCTAGATGGTCGTATGACTGTACATAACACTAGTAATCACAACGATAACGCTGGTGAGTTTGTTGAAGGGACTAGCACATCAGGCTCGTTACTTAGTATGGTTGGTGGTAGTGAAATAAAAATATCAGGAGATAATAGCGCACAACACGGTATACAAATAAATAGTAGAAAATGGTGTGGTGTTCAAATAGATGGTAGTGAACCAACACTAATAACAACGGTTAATGGTAATCACGCGCCTAACTCTGATTATATAACTGTAGCCAACTCTGCTAATTTTGCTATTAACGATAGAATATCACTTTATAAAAGAGAAGAAGATTATACACTTGTAAACGATGAAGTGTTTTTTATACATGACATAGATACTTCAAATCATAGAATTTATGTTAGGCAATACGTTTCTCCTGAAGCTACAATACAATCAGTTAGTGGTTCTACAATAACAGTTAATGACGCGGCTGTTTTTAGAGTTGGTTATAAATTAATATTTGGCACTGGTAATAATAGAAATATTTTAGCTGTTACAGGTATAAGTGGAAATGTTATAACTTTTGGTAGCTCAGTAGATAATGATCCTTCCTTAATTGGTGCAACAGTATATCAATCAGGCACCGAAAAACATCACATAAACGGAAAATTTTGTAGAAGAATAGCTAGTGCAATAGCAACAGAATATTTAGGTGCTACTAGTCTTAGAACTATTACACTTAATGATGTAACTGATTTTGCAGCTGGAGATACGGTTTATATACACGCTAGTTTTAGTAAGCTTGGTGGTAATCTTATTGGTGATTATTATTACAATGTTACTGGTTTTGGAGGTACTTCAGCAGGTACTAGTAACGGTATATGGAGACTTAAAGCTATATACACTATATCAAGTGTTGATGCTAGTGCTAAAACAATAACAGTTGATAGAGATATACTTTTTAACGGTGCGGTAGGTGATCCTGTTGTAAAAATGAAAAGAGACGTTGTTATTAAAGCTTGTGATACAAGCGGTAATGATATTGCTGATGGAGATCAAGACACAGCAAGAGTGTTTTTTAACGTAAAGTATTGGACAAATAATAATTGGAATCAAGCAGCAACAAGAAGAGTTAAAATAAAATATGTAGAGTTTATAGGTCTAGGTTATAACACTAATGACAGTACTAATTTTAGAGCAGGTGTAACAATAGGAGGTTATAATGGTAGAAATGAAAAAGCTATAACTGGTAGTGCAGCAGATAATAACACAATACACAACACTAACCAAGTTAGTCAAACAGGCGAAAACTATATTGATGGTTGTAGTTATACAGCATACAACTTAACTTCAAATGACACAAGAGATGGTGATAGTTATCCTAGTATATGCGTAAGACATCCTTATGGTATGGTTACTAGAAATCTTATTACAGTAGGTACTGGAAGAGGTGTATGGCATTGGAGTTCACAATACTATAACAAATCGCACGGGCATATTTCAGCCCACGCTAATCATAATTCTGTTATGGTTGAAGCAGGTTATGAAAGACCTAACGAATACTCTTATTTTCAAGGTTATGGCGCTGAAGATTACGGTATAATGTTTTACAATATTGGTAGGCAAAATGATGCAAGTAGAGCAATGCATATAAGAAGTGAAAACCAACGTAATTATGCTTTTTATTTTGGCGGAATTACAATAGGTCCTCATTATAGAAGGTTTTTTGCTGATAGATTTGGTACTGGCATGTATATAGCTGATAGTTGTGCTTCATTTTTTATAGATGACTCTAAAATATATCCTAACGCGTGGGATGCTACTTCTAGTATATATGGTATTGGTACTGGTAGAAGATACCCAAACACTTTACAAAACCATGCAACTGGACATAATGCTTTATATATCGGTGGTACTGGTTGGAAAGGGGTTGCATGTTGGGATGGGCATGGCTTTAAAGAGCATGAAAAAGTAAACATATACTATAACATGACAAGGTTTAAAGGCTTAAAAGGAAAAGCTCGTGATATATGGGCATCATCTTGGAGTGGTAACCCATTAGCAACAGGTATAATTAAAATACCAGCAAACTGTATTGTTAAAATAAAATCTACTATTAAAATAAATGAAACAGAGTGGGACGGAACAGGTAGAGGTCTTGATGATTCTTCTCCACCATATTTAATAGCTGCTTATACTAATAGTATGACTTATGGTGGTAATCAATATGATATAAACTCTGAAAACCATAGATTTGGACAGACTGATTTGGATTTAAACAATTCAACAGAAATTGCAGATTTAAAAAACAGTACGCAAGCTCAAGGAAATTTAGAAAAAGGATTTATAGAAAGTATACAACACACTCAAAGTGCTGTTGGTGCTTTTGAAACAAAAATATTAACAGTACAGCCTCAATATAGAAGTTATTTTTTAAGATTTGGCTATTATTTTCAAGATCATGATTTAGTTCACGAAGGTTTTGAAGCAGATACTATACACTTGGCTATGTCTAAAGCACCATCACATGGTATAGAAATGTGGCCAACTAATTTTGCAAAAGTAACAGTAAGGCCATCAGCAGACTATGCATCAGGTAGAAAACGAATATCAGGAAGATTATAAAATAAAATTATGACAAAGTTTTTAAACGATATAATATTAACAGGAACAAACAACATTCAGTTCAAAACAACTGCGCTTGCTAATGCTGGTAAAATTGAACAAAGTGGTGATGACTTAGTAATAAGTAATGCTGCTGGTGATATACTACTAGGTAATGGTAGTGATGATGTTTTTATTGGTGATGGAACTAATACTGTAGATATTAGGTTTGAGCAAAACATGGCTATATTTGCTGATTCTAGTTCAACAAGAACTTTAACATTAGGTGGTAGTAACACAAATTTAGTTTTAGAAAGCCCAACGTTAAACAACGCGACTTTTGGTAATACAACTATGAGTGGTACGTTTACACTTGCGGGTAACACCGGTTATATAGTGTTTGATTACGAACCATCAGGCGATACAGGTGAATATACTTCAGAAGTACCTTTATTAAAAGTTGACAAAGACGGAACACCAAGAACAATACTTAGTAGAACTAGTCAAAATGGTGCATTAATGATGGGACATGACGACACTGTTGCTATTACAGCTGGTGATACAAGAAGTATGATAAAAACTAACTGGACTATGACCAACGAACATGTTGTTCTTTCCGCAGAAGGTGGTTATTATGCTTTTGGTTGGCCTAACAATATGCAAGATGGTTCAGGTACAACTAATGGTGTTAATTTTTCTGAATGGTCAGATAGGTATGAATTTAGGTTTAAAACAGATGCTTATCAAGTCGGTAATAGCACTACAGAAACAACAAATTATTCTAAAGCTAATAACGGTTTGTTTATTGGTTCTGGTGGTAGCACACAGTTTATTGATATGGATAGAAACCTAAAAAATATAGGTACTATATCATCTGGTGCTATAACAACTACATCTGTAACCTCATCAGGTCATATAAAAGCTCAAGGAGGTGGTAATGTTTACGTATACGACGACGATGACGATACTAGAATACATGTTATGGCTAGTAGTAATGCCACTGAAGGTGTTTTAAGAGTAAGTAATGGTGCTAATTTTGGACTTATAGCAAGAGGTATAACTAACAACCCAAGAATTGGCGCTTATCATGCTGGTAATTTAGATATTTATGGTTTTGGTAATAGCGCAGGTGCTGACCACGCCGATGATGATTTACTAGCACAATTTAATTTTGGTGGTGAAAAATTTTTAGTTAATGGTGAAGTAGAGGCTACAACATTAGATATAAACGGTGACGCTGATATATCAGGTAATCTAAATATAGGAGGAACTATAACACTTCCTAGCTCAAATACTTTAACAGGTTCTAGTGGTAAAGTTGCTTTTAACGGTAGAGTATCAGGTTCAACACCAACAGGTACAACTGATTTTACTACAAAAGCTTATGTTGATTTACAAATATCAAACTTAGTAGACTCAGCTCCTGATACGCTAAACACATTAAACGAGCTAGCAGCAGCATTAGGTGATGACGTTAATTTTAGCACAACGATTACAAATAGTATAGCTACTAAATTACCTTTGACTGGTGGTGATTTGACTGATAAAATAACAATAACTACTACTACTGATAATAAAATTGACTTAATAGTTCCTAGCAGTGGTGACTCCTCTGATTGGAATTACATTCAGTTTATAGGTGCAAACGGAACAAGAGACGCTTATTTTGGTACTACTAATACTGGCGATCCTTCATGGTATAGAGATGATGGCGGAACACAGTTAAGGTTAGACAATGCTCAAGTATACTCTAACAAAATGTTAAAGGTTAATGGAGAGTTAGAAGCTACGTCTTTAGATATAAATGGTAACGCAGATATATCGGGAACATTAACACTAACTAATGCTTTAGCGGTTAGCAGTGGTGGTACTGGTGTTACATCAAACACGATATGGTTAAACTCTAAATCATTTGCTAACTTTGCATCAACAAGCGCTGACTGGGACACAATAACAACTAGAGGTTCTTATAGATTAACAGGTTCTACAAATAACCCGTTTGGTAGTTCTCACTCAACAGGTTTAGTTGTAACACAAAATGATGATAACTACGGTTTTCAGTTGTTTTCAAAAGGAAGTTCTGATAATACAGCTTCAATAGCTTATAGATATAGAGGAACTAGTTGGGAAGACTGGCAGTATTTAGTTACTCAAACGTATGGTGATGGTAGATATTTATTAGATTCTGAAGTTACAAACTTATCTCAAGTAAAAGCTTTTGATTCTAGTGATTATGCAACAGCTGCACAAGGTACTTTAGCTACAAACGCTTTACCAAAATCTGGTGGTACAATGACTGGTGACATTGCAATGAGTGACAACGATATTACTGGCGTAAAGTATATACAAGCTACTGATAATGTAGATCTCAGGACTGGTTCTGGTGAATATGCTTTACACGCTGATCAAGACGGGCAAGTTGCTCTATACACTAATGGTGTAAAGACGTTTGAAACTATGACAACAGGAGCCACTGTTATTGGAAGCACAGCTACTTTTTTAATTGAAGGAAGCGGTGTTACAAGTTCAAATTTAAAATTCAAAACAAACACAGTTGATAGATGGAATATAAATGTTCCAAGTGGTCAAACAAATTTAGCTTTTACTACTGGCTCTACTAATGTATTAAGCTTAGATACTTCTAACAACGCAACTTTTGCGGGCACTATAACTTGGGGTGCTGGTAAAGGTATTTTACATTATGGTTCTGATAGAGCTATTTTAAGAGCAGATCAAGTTTTAGAAATTCAAACAAATGGAACAAGCTCACCTACAGCAGCAATAACTTTAGATACATCACAAAACGCAACTTTTGCAGGTAATATAGTTGCAAGCGGTCACTTGCAAATATCTTCATCGTACCCAAGAATATATTTAACCGATACAGATACTAATGATGATTACTCCATAATAAATAACAACGGAACTTTTATTGTTTATAATGATACTGATAGTTCTGTTCCTTTTGCTATAGCTGGTAACAATAATGCAACTTTTTTAGGAACTGTAACTGCTAATGGTACTACGTTAACTGGTAACACAGGTACAGTAACAGGTACTGGTACTGACAATAGAATAGCTATTTGGAATGGTACAACTGCTATAGATTCTGACTCAGATTTTCGTGTAGATGGCGATACAATATTTACACAAAATCTAGAAGCCGCCGGAAACATTACCGCCTCCGGAAACATTGTTTGTAATGGTACAGTTGACGGAAGAGATGTTGCTACTGATGGTACAAAGCTAGATGGTATAGAGTCTAACGCAACAGCTGATCAAACTGCAGCTGAAATATTAACAGCTATTAAAACAGTTGACGGTGCTGGTACTGGTTTAGATGCTGACACTGTAGATGGTTATCAAGCTGCTAACTTATTAAGTAGAGCAAACCATACAGGTACACAAGCTTATAGCACTTTAACAGGTACGCCAACTATACCATCAGGTAATCAAATTATAGACTGGACAGCTGAAAACGCAGGAACAATACACGCTAGTAATTTTAATGATAATGACACAAATACTTTTAGAACTATAGAAGTAGATACAAGTGGTAATAACTCTGCTGATAATACTTTAACATCAAGTGAAACATTAAGGTTTAAAAAAGGTAGCAATATAACTTTAGCTGAAAGTGGTGGTGTTATTACAATATCTTCAACTGATACCAATACAACTTACTCTGTTGGTGATGGTGGTTTAACACAAAACAACTTTACAAACGCTTTAAAAACTAAATTAGATAGTGTTGCGAGTAATGCTGTAGCAATAGGTACAACAAGTACAACTGCATTAGCTGGTAATACAACTACAATATCTAGTGCACAAGCAGATAAATTAGCTAATATAACTGTATCTTCCGGTACAGATTTAGACGAATTAACATCAATTGCAAATGGCGCTGTTCAAGCTTCAACCGCCTCTTCAATAAGTGGTGCTAAAACTTTTAGCGCTGCTGTTACAATATCAGATACAACACAATCAACAAACAAAACTTCTGGTGCTGTAAAAATAGCTGGTGGTGTTGGTATTGCAAAAACACTTAATGTTGGTGAAGATGTAGTTGCTTACGCATCATCTGATAAAAGATATAAAGATAATTTACAAGCAATAACAAATCCTATTGATAAAGTAAAAAGTTTAACTGGTTATACTTTTACTTGGAACGATAAACACAAACAATTTAATGGTAACAATGATATTGGTGTGGTTGCTCAAGAAGTTGAAAGAGTACTTCCTGAAATAGTTGATACAAGAGACAATGGTTACAAGGCTGTTAAGTATGAAAAAATGGTTGCGTTATTAATTGAAGCCGTTAAAGATCAACAAGAACAAATTGATGAATTAAAACAAAGATTAGATGGCTGTTCCTGCTAGTGGTAATTCATTAAGTCTTTTAGGTATTAAAAGAGAAGTTGAAGTTAATAACTACAACGATACTGATAATACTTATACTAACATCGGTTTAGGTGAATTAGCTTTAAACACTGAAATAAATACTTTTGGTTTAAATGCTAATGAAGAACCAGACGATACAGCACCACACGCGATGTCAGAGTGGTATAGTTATGATCACGACGCTACTTCTCCGTTTACAAACACTAAAGCTGTTTCTAAATCAATATCTGTAGGTACTGCTAATGCAATTAAATTTACTGATACTGACGATACGTTTAATTTTACAGGCTCTACAGCATGGACAATATCTTTCTGGGTAAAAGCCGGTTGGACTAGTAGTTTAAATACTAATATACATTTTATTATTGGACAAAAATCAGGTGCGGCTAAGCAGATTGAAGATATGATTAAAATTATATATGCTGAAAACACTAATAGAATAGAAGTTAGATATGGTAACGTTGCTGGTTCTGGACAATGGTATAATCAAGGTGGTTGGTTGTTTCATGCAAACTCAGGAGCTTACGCGGCAGGTTATCAAGCTGCTGGTTTAGGAACAACATATTGGAGTGCTAGTAATAGAGGTTATGTAAATAGCGATAATTATACAATGATTACTATTACTAAATCAACAACAAACACCGCTGCATCAATGAACTTATATTGGAATGCTAATGCTGCTGGTGCAGCTCCAATACAAACAAATAACAACTCTGGTAGTAGGTCTAGTTATCCAATGAGTACTACTAATAATAGGTTGTGGAGTTTAGGTAGTAACGGTGAACACTCAAACGCTTCAACTTTACAGCAAAAGTGTGGTAATGGTTCAGCTACAGTTTATAATGATTTAACTATATGGAATAAACAACTTAGTGATTCAGAAGTAACATCATTATATAATAATGGCTCTGTAATTGATGCAACAACACATAGTGCATCGCAAAATTTAATTGGTTATTGGAAATGGGAAGGTAATGGTGCTGCTACAAGATCAAACGATCCTTTTACAATATCAGGTGATTCAGAAATAGTAAATAAATAAAATGAATTATTATATAGTAACATCAGAAGTGTTTGATACGCTTAACAAAGAAAATATAACGTTTATGCGTAAAAGTATAGACGATACAGAAAGATTAATAGCAACAACAGATCTAGTTAATGATCGTGTTCGTGCTTTTCAAACAATAAACACATGCTCTAACTATACATTTACAAATCATAGCAGTTGGGTAGGTGATGGCACTGGTATTGAAGTTGAAGAATTAGAAACAAACACATATATTTCTGAAATAGACGACTAGTGTAATTACTCGCTATTTTGTGTGATAGTATAAATAGATAAATAACAAATTAATTAACTTAAATAAAATTAAAATGGCAAAAAGAAAAACACCTAAGGTTGACTTAAAACCTAAAAAACTTACAGATGACGAGTTAAAATCATTACAAGAGCTCGTTGGTAAAATTGAAATGCTTCAAAGAGAAGCAGGAGTATTAGAACAAAGAAAACATGGAGTTCTACATGCTTTAACGACTTTGCAAGATCAAGTAAATTCAATGCAAGGTGAGCTCGAAAAAATATACGGAAAAGCTGATGTTGACGTAAGAACTGGAGAGCTTAAATACCACGAGAACAATGGAGAAGCTAATTCGTAAAATTACTATAGGTAAAGATTATAAAAACGACGCAATGCACTACGCGGTTGGTCAAGAGGTTTATGGAGGTCATGTTATATGTAACATATTAGAAGAGACTGATAAATACTCTATTTATATTAAAAAAAATAAAGAGGTTATACCTTGGAAAGACTTTAATAAAAACATGGCTATATCAGTAGAGTATAATTTAGAGTACTAATGAGAAGTGTCTACAATTTTGTTGTAGAACCTATTGGGAATAGATATAATAACGCAAAAAAACTAGGTGATAAAGAATTAATTCTAAATACAGATATATTCAATCACAAATTTATAAACAGAAAAGCTCGTGTTATATCTACACCCATAATGGGTAACAACACAGGAATAAAGGTTGGTGACGAAATAATAGTTCATCATAATATATTTAGAAGATGGCATGACGTTACAGGTAAAGAAAGAAACAGCTCAAGCTGGATTAATGAAAATACCTATAGCATATATCACGATCAAATATATGCTGTTAAAACAAAAGATAGTTGGAAACCATTAGACGGTTATATATTTTTACAACCACTAAAAGAGGATAATGAGTTTTCTACTGAAAAAGAAAAGTTTATAGGCAAAGTTATTTATGGTAACGATGAATATAAAAAAGGAGATATACTCGGTTTTGCTAAAGTTGGCGCTAGATTTGAATTTATTATAGACGGCAAAAGACTTTACAAAGTTAATTTAAATTTAATTACAATAAAATATGAATGTCAAGGAAACGAAGAAACGTATAATCCAAGCTGGGCATAGAGCAGTTGAAGAGTTGATTAAAGTAGCAAAAGAAGATATTGTTGATTCTGATGACGATATATCAGCTGATAGACTTAAAAATGCCGCGGCTACTAAAAAACTAGCTATATTTGACGCATTTGAGATACTTAACAGAATACAGGAAGAAGAAAACATACTTGAGGGGAAAGATACCGAAGAAAAAAAAGAGAGAGTATTTAAAGGCTTTGCAGAAGGAAGATCAAAATGAGTTACGAACAAACACTATACAAGATAATAGAGCCTGTTAAGAACACTACAATAACTAGACTTAACAGAACTAAAAAATGGAAATATGGATATAATAAAGAGCATGATATTATCATTATATCAAAAAATGGTACCATTGGTAAAATATACGAAATACAAGGTTTGCGAATTGCTTTACCTTTGCAGCCAAAAAACGTGTACGTGCATGAAAAAAGAAAATGGGAGCAAATAGAATATCCTAAAGAATTATCTAAATTAAAAAATATATTTGACTGGAGATCATACCCTGAGGAATCAAAAGAAAAATGGTTTGATTATATAGATGAAGAATTTAAAAGAAGAGAAGAAGGTTTTTGGTTTTTAAATGAAAAAGAACCAACATACATAACAGGTACGCATTATATGTATTTACAATGGAGTAAAATAGATGTAGGTGCACCAGATTTTAGAGAAGCTAACAGGTTGTTTTACATATTCTGGGAAGCTTGTAAAGCAGATAAAAGATGTTATGGTATGTGTTACCTTAAAAACAGACGATCTGGTTTTTCTTTTATGTCTTCAGCTGAAACAGTTAACCAAGCTACAATATCTAGTGATGCAAGGTTTGGTATATTATCAAAAACTGGAGCTGATGCTAAAAAAATGTTTACCGACAAGGTTGTACCAATATCTGTTAACTATCCGTTTTTCTTTAAACCGATACAAGATGGTATGGATAGACCTAAGTCTGAGCT